ACAGAAGATATTAAAATTGTAGTGGAATTCTAAAACATGGAAAAGACAAATCTAAATGTCACTCCCTACTACGATGACTTTGCTGAGAATAAGAATTTCCATAGAGTTCTTTTTAGGCCAGGTTTTTCGGTTCAGGCGAGAGAACTAACACAACTTCAATCAATTCTACAAAATCAAGTAGAACGCTTCGGGCGTCACATGTTCAAAGAAGGAACAGTGGTTATCCCAGGCGCTGTTGGTTTTACAGATGAGTATTATGCAGTAAAACTTCAATCAACAATTTCTGGTGCAGATATCTCTGCACAAATACAAGACTACGTTGGTAAAAGAATTACAGGAACAACCAGTGGAGTTGTTGCAGAGGTTATTGAAGCAGTTGCTGCTACTACAGAAGATCCAATAACTCTATATGTAAAATATATAAGAACTGGTTCTGATAATACTACTACAGAATTTCAGAATGGTGAAAACATTTCTGCAAATGGAGTAGTGGGTTCTTTTGGTTCTGGTATTGATAGTGCAACCCTTCAAGTTGCTAATGCAACCGCTACAGGTTCTTCTGCAAATATTGAAGAAGGTGTTTACTTTATTCGTGGACACTTTGTTCGTGTTGCTCAACAAAGAATTATTCTAGACAAATATACTAACACACCATCTTATCGTGTTGGACTTACAGTAACAGAAAGTTTAGAAACACCAGAAGAAGATACAACTCTTTTGGATAATGCTGCTGGTTCTACAAACCTAAATGCTAAAGGTGCTCACAGATTAAAACTTTCTCTTACTCTTGCAAAACTTTCTTTAACATCAACTGATGATGCTGATTTTATTGAACTTCTAAGAACAGATCAAGGTATCATTCAAGAGAAGGCAAGAAACACTGAATACTCTGTATTAGGTGAAACTCTTGCTCGTAGAACATACGATGAATCTGGTGACTACACAGTTCGTGCATTTCAAATAGATGTTCGTGAAACTTCTAATGACGGACTTAATAATGGTGTTTACGACCCTGGCACTCTTACAGATTCACAGAACTCTGCTTCTGATGATTTCTTAACTATTCAAGTATCGCCCGGCAAAGCATATGTTCGTGGTTATGAGATTGAAACAATTGCTCCAAAATATATTGATATTCAAAAACCAAGAACTTTTGAAAACTTTAATGCTGGTGTAACTCCTGTTGAAGTTGGTAACTTTATTCGTGTAACAAACACATTCGGTTCACCAGAAATATCACCTTTAATTTCTGGAAGTGTTAATGAACCTTATAGACAAATAGGATTGATGGATACCAAAACAGCATCTGGTGCTGGTGGTTCAGCATCTGGTTCTCAGATTGGTGTCGCTCGTGCTCGTGCATATGAACACTTCTCTGGTTCTTCTGCAACGGATGGTGCATTCGGTTCTGACGCACAGTTTAATTTATATCTATTTGATATTAGAATGTTCACTAAACTTACAATGAGTGACACTCCTTCGACTATTCCACTTGCTGGTGAAAAAATTACTGGACAATCCTCTGGTGCATATGGTTATGTTGTTCAACATGAAGTAGATGGAACTTCTTCTCTTACAACTGGAACAACTATTATGGTTGCATCTGTTGTGGGAACATTTAGTGCTGGAGAAAAAGTTACTGCATCTGGTTCAACTGAAACTGATGAAATCTTAGAAAATAGTAGTAACGTAGACTTAACTATTTCATCAATTGTTGAGAACGATTTCTCTGCTGCAAAACAAGCATATATGTTTGCTTCAGATCAAACAAACCATCCAGACTTTACTGGTGATCTTATTCTTGACGATAATAAAACTCTAACAGGATTGGTATCGACACCTAACCCTGGCGGCAGTTCACCAGGCAATAAAACAATCAGTGGTTTTCAAACTGACTTTGTAACAGAATTAAAAGTTGGTGATATTGTATCATTCCCAACTGGTGCTGGTGGTGCTCTAGAAGAAAGAAGAGTTGATAGTATTTCTTCATCTGCCCAAACATTTGTTATTGACTCTGCTCTAACAACAGAACTAAGTTCTATTAATGTTGTTCGTAAAAGAGCTCAACTTATAGATCAAAATAAAAATGTTCTTATTCGTAAACTACAAAAGAATGCTATTAAGACACTTAAAACAGAATTAAATAACGGAGTATCAGACTCACTTATTACTGTTCGCAGAACATTTGTTACTAATGCAAACGCTTCTGGTGAGGTAAGTATTAGTGCTGGTGCAAATGAAACTTTCAACGCTGTATCAAATAAAGATTATACTGTAACAATCCTTAAACCAAATACTGGTGGAACTGGTCAAATTGGTGAGATGATTGATGTAGAGAATAATGACTTGTCTATTGTTGGTGCTGGAACTGCTTCTCTACAAATAAACGATAATACTGATACACCATTTGGTAATGGTTGTGCTGTTCGTGTTACTGCAACACTTACAAGAACATCTGTAAATGAAAAGTCTAAAACAAGAAATCGTATGTATCAAGTTCTTGTGGACAACGATGGTATCGGTGGTGGTGCTGCTTTCGGAACGTCTGCACATCATAAAGAAATTTCACTAGGTGTCGCTGATGCACATAAACTATATGCAGTCTATGATTCAGAAAATTCATCTACAGACCCTACTCTTCCTCAATGGACAATCACTGGTTCAACTGGTAACTTTACTCAAGGGGAACTAATTACTGGTGGAACATCTGGTGCAAAGGCAAGAATTGTAAATACAATTTCTCCTATAACATATGTTCCAGTAAATGCTCTTGATTTTGAAACTGGTGAAACTATCACTGGTGCAGAAAGTGGTAAGACTGCTACTCTAGATACATTTACTGATGGTTCAAGACTTGTTACAACAAACTTTACTTTTGATACTGGACAAAGAGATAACTTCTATGATATCGCTAGAATAGTTCGTAAGGGTAATGTGGTAACACCACAAGGTAAACTTTTAATCGTATTTGATTATTTCACTCACGGAACTGGTGACTTCTTTACTGTTGACTCTTACAACACAATCAGTTATAAAGATATTCCAACATATTCTGCAACTCGTGTTGACCCAGAGGTTGCTGAACCTACTGGTGAATATGACTTGCGTGACTCTATTGATTTCAGACCTCGTGTTGCTGATGCAAGCACAACGACTCAAACTATTCAGTCACAGACAGTTTATAAAGTAACATCTATGTCATTCAACCTAGAGAACCGTTCCTTTGCTGGTGCTGGTTCATCAACAATTGATATACCAAAAGATAATTCAAACTTCGTCTATGATTTTGATTTCTACGTTAGTAGAAAGGACACACTATTCCTTGCTGCTGATGGTAAATTTAAAGTTGTAAAAGGTGCTCCAGCAGAGTCACCTCAAACACCAAAACCAATTGACGATGCAATGAAAATTTCAGACATTACAATGCCTGCATTTGTTATTGATATCAATGATGTCAATCATACTATGGAAAATAATCGTAGGTATACAATGCGTGATATTGGTAAACTGGAAGCCCGTATTGAGAACATGGAATACTATACTGCATTGAACCTTCTAGAAAAAGATGCACAGTCTTTACAAATTCAAGACGCAGATGGTTTTGACAGATTTAAGTCTGGTTTCTTAGTAGACAACTTTGCTGGACATGCAACTGGTAATGTTAAACATCCAGATTATAGAAATTCAATTGATATGCAAATGGGTGAACTTCGTCCAAAATATTTTATGAAGGGCGTAACACTTAATGAAGAGAATACTACAGATACAGAAAGAACAAATGATCAATATCAAAAAACTGGTGATGTTCTAACTCTTCCTTATGCACACAAGATTGCAGTCGAACAACCATATGCAACTAGAGATGAAAATCTTAACCCTGTTCTAAACTTTTCATGGGCGGGTATTTGTAGATTGTCACCTTCTGGTGATGAGTGGTTTGAAACAGAAAGACTACCAGATTTAATTATCAATAGAGAAGGTAACTTCGATACTGTTCTTGCCCAGAATGCAAATGCTATTGGAACAGTTTGGAATGCATGGCAGACTCAATGGTCTGGTGTAACTACTTCAACATCTAATACTTGGAGAGACACCTCATTCCATTCTGCTGCATCACGTTCTGTGCCTGGTCGTGCGATTGTTAGAACAACTGTTACAACTGAACAAGGAAGAAGAAGTAGAACAGGTGTAAGAACAACTGTTGTTCCACAGATTGATACAGAGTCACTAGGTGACCGTATTGTATCTCGTGCGTTGATACCTTTCTGTCGTGCAAAAAATATTACATTTACTGTTACTGGTATGAAACCTTTAACAAGAGTGTATGCATTCTTTGATAAAACAAATGTAAACTCTTTGGTTACACCAAGTGGTGGTTCAGAAGGTGGAAACCTTGTAACTTCTGCTTCTGGTAGAATTGATGGTGTCTTTAGAATTCCAGATCCAAATGTTCAAGGTAACGCTCGTTTCAGAACTGGTGAAAGAGTATTCAGACTTACATCCTCTACAACTAACGTAACAGAACCAGAACCAGAAACTTTTGCTCAAGCAATTTATTCTTCAACTGGTATTTTAAATACAGTTCAAGAAAGTATCATTGCAACTCGTAACGCAAGAGTTGAGGTTCTTAATGTGTCACAAACAGAAAACGTAAACAGACAAGATACAAGAAATGATGTTGTTGGTTGGTGGGATCCGCTTGCACAATCCTTTATGCCTCAGGCAGAAGGTGGTGAGTATCTAACTAAAGTTGATATCTTCTTCTCACAAAAAGATACTGATTTACCTGTTACTCTACAAATTCGTGAAATGGATAATGGTTATCCTACAACTAAGGTTCTTCCTTTTGGTTCTAAAACATTAGAACCCGCTCAAGTAAATGTATCTGATGATGCCACAGTTGCAACGACATTCCAATTTGACGAACCTGTCTATGTAAAAGATGGTGTGGAATATTGTTTTGTTGTATTTACAGATTCACAAAAATACCTTGCATGGATTTCTCGTATGGGTGAAGTTGATGTTGGTGGAAAGAGACTTGTTTCTGAACAACCATATCTTGGTGTTCTATTCAAATCTCAGAACAATACCACATGGACTGCATATGACTTAGAAGATATGAAGTTTACTTTATATCGTGCAACATTTGATACATCCAAAACTGGAACGGTAACATTAGTAAATGATGTTCTTCCTGTAAAAACTCTTGCACAGAATCCTATCAGAACATTTAATGGTGTTAATAAAGTTAAGGTAACACATCCAAATCATCACATGTATTCTAATCAGAATAATGTTACGATAACAGGTGTTTCATCTGGTGTTTCTTCAACATTAAGTGGTTCTCTTGCAACTGGTGGAAGTTCTCTAACTTTAACCTCTGATACTGGTTTCCCTAATAGTGGAACAGTCCATGTCAAAATTGGAACTGAGGTAATCAGTGGAACAATTTCTGGAACTGCGATTTCATCTCTTACTCGTGGAGTAGAAGGAACAGATTCAGACCATTCAAGTGGTGCTACAGTAGAACTATACCAACTTGCTAATATTCCTTTAACAGAAATTAATAAAACACATGCTGGAATTAGTGACCAACAGATTGACTCATACACTGTTGCGACAACAACTAATGCTAATAGTGATGGAACAGGCGGTGGTTCATCTGTTACTGCAACAGAAAATGCTATGATGGATACTATGCAAACTCTAGTTCCAACTATTGAACATCCAGATACACAGATAACAACTAAAACTAAAACAACTAGTGCTACTGCTCCAAGTGGTGCCCAGACATCGTTTACAAAACAAACACTGTCTCAGGCAGATATTATTCCAATTACTGATAACTATTATTATGGAACACCAAGATTAGTTGCTTCTCAAATTAACGAAACAAATGAGTTACAAGGTAATAAGTCTTTTGAACTTATCTTTACTATGACTTCTAATAAAGAAAACTTGTCACCTATTGTTGACTTAGATAGAAAGACAATTGTTGCAGTAACAAATAGACTTGACAATATTGATAGTGCATCTGATGTTTATCCGTCAACGGACTTTATTGCACCAACTGAACCAGATGGTGATTCTACCGAAGCAATATATGTAACTCGTAAGGCACAATTGAAAACTCCTGCTACATCACTCAAGTGTTTCTTGGATGCAGTAAGATTTGATACTGCTGAAATTCAAGTTATGTATAAAGTTCTTCGTTCAGATGATGCATCTGATTTTGAAGAAATCGGTTGGAGATTTTTTAATAATGCTGGAGAACCAGATAACAACGTAAACTCTTCGGTGGATTACGATGACTTTATTGAAAGAGAATATTCAGTAGACGGACTTTCTGAGTTTATCGCATTCGCTATTAAGATTAGAATGCAAGGAACAAACTCATGCGAACCACCTCGTATTAAAGACCTAAGAGCAATTGCATTGGCGACATAATATGACAGAATTTGTAAAAGTAAAAGATCATCCAAATCTTATGAGAGACATGAACTCTCGTGCAATCGTAAATACAAACCTTGCTGCTTATGAAGCAGCGGTTAGAAGAAAGAACGCAACTAAGAAACATAAGGATGAGCTAAGAGATGCGGTAAGGGACATAAATAATCTAAAGTGTGAAATGCACGAGATTAAAGGTCTTTTATTGCAATTAGTGGATAAGAAATAATGGCAAATCGTAACGCACCAGCAACATTTACTTTTGAAGAGTGGAGAACTGAATTCAATGAACTCGCAACTGATGTGGGTGATATTGGTAATCTTCCTTCTTCTATCAATGGAAATGCTGTAACAGACATCGTAGGTTCAATTCAAGAATTAGAAAGTTCTTTAAGTTCTGTTATGTTTCCAACAGTTATCGACTTTGATGACTCGACTGGAACTGCTAGTGAAAGAATTAAGATGGGAACAGATGATGACATGCAGATGTTCCATGATGGTTCTAATTCAAAGATTACTCACGATGGAACAGGTGTATTACAAATAGATTCTACAACTGGCGTAGAAGCCCAGTTTGGTGGTGCAACAAAAATTGCAACTACAAATACGGGCGTAAGTGTTACTGGTAATGCTCAAATAAGTGGGAATATTACTAATGGCACTACCAATCTAACAATTGGAGACACTAGCGGAACTATTGCAACACAAGGTTTTAGTATTGCAATTGGTGTGGCGCTAGGATAAGTATTATAAATAACTATAGAATATAAACAAAGGAAATCAGAATGGCAAACAATTTTAAAAACGCTTTCGCAACAAGTGTATCGACAAATAGTGCTTCACCCACTACAGTCTACACTGCGAACAATGGTTCTGCCGTCAACTCAATTCTGATCGAACTAGATGTTGCAAACACAGGCACTTCTTCTGTCACTACTACTGTTCAAGTGTATGACAGTTCTGGAACTGCAAGTTATCACATCGTGAAAGATGCTCCGATTCCTTCGGGCGGTGCTCTTAAAGTAGTTTCGGGTCAAAAGATTGTGTTGAATGGTGACGATCAAGTTCGTGTGTATGCATCTGCTGCTACAGTAGATGTGGTGTGCTCAATCCTAGAAGATGTATCGTAAGGGGTAAAGATAATGTCAGACGCATACATTGGTGTTCCATTTATAAATGAAGTATCACCTCGTAATCCGAAAGAGGATTTTACAGGGGCAAACTTCGGTAGTATTACTGTCGGTTCTACAACACATACTAACGCTGTTGAGTTGAGTGTAGATGTTCCAGGCGCTAACACAGAAAATGTGATGGTGGTTTTGGATAACGTGGTTCAAGAACCCGACACTGCTTATACTATACATGAGAATTCAAGTTCTCAACCAAGAATTTTAAAGTTTTCGGAAACACCAGACTCGTCTGCTGTAATCTACGCTATCCATCGTGGTATCGGTGGAGTTAATATTGCGCCTCCTGCTGGTTCAATTGGTATAACAGAATTATCAAATGATTTAAAATCATACACAGTAGATTCGTTTACTGGTGACGGTTCGACAACTGCATTTACTTTATCTGAAACACCTTTTAGTGCTGAAGCACTTATGGTGTCAATTGATGGTATTATTCAGAAGCCTGGTTCTTCTGCAAACTATACTGTCTCAGGCTCAACACTAACCTTCACCTCTGCTCCATCGGCGAGTATGGAGATTGAAGCAAGACACTTAGGTGTCCGTGGTGTAAAAAGAAGAGCACCAGAATGGCAAATGGATAATTTTACTGGTGATGGTTCGGCAACAACTTTTACCCTAAATACTTCTGGTGTAACAACTAATAACGCATTTGTATTTTACAACGGTGTGGCACTAAAGCCCTCTACAGATTATACAATTAACACATCAACAGGTGTGATGACTGTGACATTTACTCCAATCAGCTCATCTGAAATCGTAGTAAGGTATCAACTATAATGGCAAGTAATTCAAAAAATTTAGGTGAACTATTAAATACTGATAATAATTTAGACAGAACTGAACTTGATTTTATTTCTAGTGACGGAACTGGTGCAGCTGATATGCCTCATGGCACAACTGGACAACGACCAACTGCTGCTGCCGGAATGATTCGATACAACTCAACACTTAATTTGATGGAG